GTGTAAACTTTTATATTCTCTCCATTAGTATAGCTTTCTGCATACACAGGATCTGTTCCATAGGTTACATGCCTAGGTGAATTAGCCATTCTTTGAATTTCATTTAATTCTACTTTACGACATACTCTATTGTTATGAAATATCTTTCCTGTTTGATAATTTGTAGGGAATGTGTGTCCACTTGTTACTGTAGCAATAGTGATAAAAGGTTCTAACTTTTTTGCTAATAATTCAGAAATGTCTGTTTCTTCAGTGTGTGGATCTACTAGTGGCTCGGTTCTTTCTCTTAAATTTTTTGTGTAAAAATAAGATTCAAATATAGACATCTGAACTTGATTTGCCATCAGGTTAAACTCTTGAGGCGTAACATATCCTCTTTGTTCTTTGTTAGCTATTGCTAAAACTCTTTGATATACCGTGTCTATAAGTATTGCCATTTTATATTTTTGTTTTGTATTTGCAATCGCCCCGTAGAGCGACTGCATCTACAAGTGATTATTATTTTAATCTTTTTTCTATTTGAGAATAAACCTCAACACCTTCGTCGGTTTTAAACCAAGAGGCTAAAGCTGAATAAGGATTTTCATCAAAAGGAACATTCATTAGTTTTCTACCTGTTGACTTCCAACTAAAAGATCTTTGATCTTGAGATAACTCTATAATGTAAGCTTCACATGCTTTAATAGCTATGTTTCTTAATCCTATATTTTTATCTGTTACTAGCTCTAAGAATAACTTTGGATTCTTCTTAGCAAATAATAACAAATCTCTTTTAAGTTCTTTAGAACTCATCTCTGATACTTGAGAACCAACCTCAACACGCATAATAGCTTCCATCATATCAATATCTAAATTATTAGCCGCATTCATGGCTGCAATTTCAAATTCTAACCAATCTAAATGATCTTCTGCCCTTGCCACTGGTTTATCTTCGTAAAACATAACATCTCTATCTGGATGGTATATAGATAAAAACTTTTGTAAAACTGTTTTTTCTTTTGGTACCATTATTATACCAGATCTAAAAATTATATGCGATAACCTTTGGTCGCCTTTCATTTCATCAACAAAAGCCGTTGCTTGGTTTTCACAATATTTTATTTCTCTTTCGTATCCTTTTTCTTTGTCAAACCAATATAGATTTGCAGATCTAATACTTCTAGATAATGGTTTTTTACCATCTTTTAAATAGTACAATCTATCTTTTATCTCCCAAATATCTTTTTTTGGTTCTGAAACCTTTACAACTGGTTTTTTAATTTTTGGTTCCGCAACTACAGTATCTTCAAAAAATTCTGTAACTACTTCTTCCATTGTTTCAATTTGAGGTTCTACCTCAACCAACTCTGTTTTTTTAGCTTTTTTAGCCATAATATAATATAATAATAATTAATAAAAATAAAGGGTCGAGGCCGAAGCCCCGACTCTTTAAGGTAATTGTGCTTATTTCATTAACATGAAATTGTTAGCACCTTGTGTAACTAAACATCTTTCAGATAAATAGTGAATTTGCATTGCATCTAAAGCAGATGTAGTTGCTCCAACTGAACCAGTAGTCCAAGTTTTCATTTTTCTATTATCTGTTTTTGAAGCTCTATAACGAACGTGCAAGAATGGTCTCTTAAGGTTTTTACCTAAAGATTGGTCGTAAACCGTAGAAGTTCCAGCTGGAACAATAATACCACGGATAGCAGCTGAACCAGCAGCAGCGTTAATACCACCTCTTGTAGATTTGTCATTTAAGTATCTCATGTCAGACTTATAGAAGTCATAAGAACCTCTTCTGAAACCAGAAAAACCTAAGTTTAAAGCCATATCTTCTTCGTTGTCAAATACTCCGTAAGAAGTACCTCCAGCTCCGTAAGAATTCATAGAAGCTAACATGTCATCCATCGCTAACGAAGTAGCTCTGTTTACAAACATCATGTTTTCTTCAATAGCACCTTGCTTGTCAAACTCAGCTAAGATAGCGTCAAATTCAGCCAAATCAGTAGCAGCATTAACACCAGTAACACCAGTAGTAATATTACCTCTTGATTCAATAGCAGCGAATAAACCTTGCGTACCAACAGCATCACCGTTACTACCTAAAAAATCGTCAACTACATCTGTACCATGTACACTAAGCTCACCTTCTAGCATAGCCATCTCAACGTAATCATTGAAACGAGCTCTTGTATCAGCTTCAGCTTTTAAGTACCATAAGTAACCAGCTTGACCATCTTCAGCAGCTACTTCAACCCAACCGATTCTAGCTGTATCAGAACCTGATACTTCGTAGTAATCTTTCATTATAATTGGCTTGTTAGTGTAAGACTTGAATTGTGGTTCGTTAGCACCTCTTGATTCTGTCTCAGCTAAAGCACCAGTAAGGTAGCTTTTTCCTTTTGCATATTCAGAACCATAAACTAATACAACACAATCAGTTTTTCCATCTGAAATCGCAGAACAATCAGCAGCTCCATAAGGAGTACATTCTACAGTATCAGCTGAAACTCCAGTTACTAAAGCCTTGATAACAGCCTCTGGGTTAGATATAATAACAGTGTCATTAACTCTAATTCCATGAGAGGATGTAGTATAAGCAGCTCCAGTATCAATATGATCAGTGATAGTAATTTTCCCAACATTAGTTGAGCCAGCAACGTTACCGTTGTTGTCAGTCATTGTTGCTGTATAAGATAAGTGTAAACGACCTTGCTCAGACCAAACAACTTGGTCAGCAGACATCGCTTCTTCAGCTCCTACTTGTGAAAGAAATCCTGAGATTGTTCTCGGTCCGAAAACTTCAGCTTCTTTTTCCATAAGATCTGGTAAATATTGTTGCGCCCAGCCTTGTCCAGCTGTCGCAGTAAAATCGAAGTAGTTTGTTGATAGTGTTTGCTGCCTATGAGCAGGTGTACTATTTAACAAACCACCAGGGTTTGATATTGCCATAATTTTGTTTTTTAATTTTTAAATTTATTGTTTTTAATTTTAAACTTAAAATCAGGTTCATTATTATCTAAAGCTCTAACCCTTAATCCACTAGTGTTTACGTTCTCACTATAAGCTTGCCTAGGATCCATACTTACGTTTTTAGATTTAGCGATACTATCTTTTAAAGCATCTGCTTTACCTTGTTCGTAAAAATGATTGGCAACCTGATCTGGGTTCATAGCAGTAAAAAGTCCTTTGTGATAACCCGCAGCATCTTCCATTGTATTTTCTTTAGTCAAAAACTTTTTGATAAAGTTGTTAATGTCGCTTTGAGTTTCTTTAACCTTAGCACCGTCTTTTACGTTAAACCTAAACTTTTTCTCTCCAATGTTATATTCAAAACCTTTGAATTTATCATTAAATAGGTTGTCGGTTTTACTTTCAAACGCATCTTTCTGTTGGTTGTAGATCTCACGGTTTTTCTCTGATTCCTCGTTATGTGTGTTGAAGTATTCAATTGCTTCCTGTTGCTCAGTCGTGAGCTTCACTCCGCTTTTGATATCCTCATAGTATTTGGATTTTACACTTTCCAAGTGTAGCTTTGCTTGAGCAACTTGCTCCTTCATAGCTAATTTTTTTCTTTTTATCTCTCTATCTTCATCCATATCTTCATCGTAAGAGAATGTGTCTTCCATAACAAATTCAATTTCATCTTGTGATAAATGTGGTTTAGTAGATTTATAGTATTCTGTTAATAAAGTGTGGTTGTCTAGTTCTGAAAAATCTTGGTTAAGAGTAACATAGTCAGTTAGATCTCCACCAGTCTCTTCCATAAAGAACATTAGTTTCTGAATGTCTTCTGGTAACGCTTGGCCAGTTTGTTCTGACTGCGCGATAGCTTGCTCTACTACTTGCGCTACTTCTTCTACTTCTTGAACTTCGTTTGTTATTTCTTCAACAACCGGTATTTCTGTAGTTTCTTCTACTGGTATTTCAACAACTTCTTCAGCAATAGCTATTGGCTCCTCTGTTTTTTCAACAGTCTCTTCCACTGGTTTACTTAAGTCAACTTTAGTAACCGTTGGTTCTATCACCTCCGCTTGTTTTTTCATTTTAGCTTTAACCTTAGTAACGTTTCCTTTTGTTTCGTTACCATCTGGTTGTTTTTCTGTCTTTACCTTTACTTTAATTTTGCCAGTATCGTCATTTGCGATTGGCTCTTCTTTTTTTGTTGCCATAATATAATATAATAATAGTTAATAATTTTACTTAGGACCAAAGCTTGACATATCAATACCTCCCATAACATCGTTACCTGACGACTCAAAGTTTTTAGGTGGTTTACCATTATTTCTTTGATCAATCATTTCGCTTTGTTGGGTTGCTTGTATTTTCGTTCTTTTGTCCTTGCGATCTTCTTTTTCTGTTTCACCTTTGGTTTTTTGCCCTGATTCAGCACCAGCTAATTGCATGTTGTATTGGAACTCTTGTTCCATCAATTGCATTTTTATTTGGGCCTCTTGGTTTAATTTTTCAATACCAAATCTGGATTTTGCTTCTTCTATAGATATAGCTGTTTGAGCTACTTGTTGTTGTTTTTGCATCTCAAGTTCAGCAGAAGCTTGTTGCTGTTGTATGTTTGCTTGAGACTGAGCCTGCATGTTTTCTTGTTGCATTTTCTGATCTCTAGCCATCTTTTTCTTTCTCCTAATCTTCAACAGTTGATTAGCTAGTTTAATGTTCTTTATTTCCCTAAGGTCAATAGCATCTTCTAACTCTATGTTCTGTTGCCCTAGTGCTACTTGGATATTGTTCTCTAACATTGCTCTCTCCTCTTCGTCTGGAGTTAACTCTATAAATATCCCAAAATCATACAAATGTAAATCTGCCATTTCAGTTAAAGTGGCAACGTTGTGAGCTCCTATCGCTTGAACAAAAGCATCTTTTGTTGGAGAATATTCAATGATATCAGATATTCTAAGTGACAAGCACTCCGCTACCTCACTCGTCAAAAACAATCCACCCTGCAGTATATGTCTAGTTGCGGTGTTTGAATTTGCGGCCGCCATCTTTTGTACACCCACTAATGATTTTGGATCTGGGTTAGCAGCGTCTCTAGCCTCATTAAGACCAGTCACGTCTCTAATCATCTGTAGGTAGTAATTATAGTTACCTATAAGCGCTTGTAATTTACCCCCACCAGCACCACTTGTAATTTCTTGTATTGGTATTTTCCCTGGATTCATATCACCGTCAGAAGTAAAACTTCTCCCAATAACAGATCCCGTCTGGAAGAACATGTTTAAAGCTTCTTGTGGGTTGTAGTTTGTACCGTTACCTAAATCGATCTCAGCTAAACCATCAGCATCTAGATAAACACCGTCTGGTGTCATTCTCGACATTATTTGTTGCAATTTTAAATGAGTCAGTTGAATCATATCGGCAAAGCCAGTAATTCTTTTAACTAGAGAGTCGATACGACCTTCATACATCCTTGGAGCACAAATAGCGTAGTTCATTTTCACCTTGGTGAAATCACTTTTTGGACGCATCATATTTTTAGACATCTCCCACTTCAAAAGCTTTTTAGTCCCTAGCACTAAAGCGCCTTCATATAAAGTCTCCATTTTTCTAGACTCTCTACTAAAGTTTTCATTTTCTTGTGGAGCAAAAGTGTCATCTTTTTCAATAGCTTTTTCAGCTCCAGAAGCGCTTTCTTTTAACTTGTAAACCTCGTTCATATAGGTTTTGTAATTAAAATAAAGTACATCTACTTTGTTTTTATCAATTTCACCTTCTCTGTGTCGCTTGTTATTTCTACTACTTACACCGCTATTACCCTGTATCTCTTCTAAATCCTCAGTTGTAAGATGTGGGAATTGCTTTATGAGTTCGTTGATAGGAATCGTCTTGATTTCACCAACATAATATATGTCTTCGAAATAAGGTGAATCTGTGTGGGAATAAACCAACTTTGCAGGATCAACGTAGTCAATGACCACACCCTCAGAAGTATTAAAAGAGGTTTTCACTGCACCTATACCTAAAACAGTAAGATCGTGATAAAACCTCTTCTTCGTTAATTCATATTTATTTCCTTCAAACAAAACATTTAACGCTTGCTCTTCAGCTATTTCTACAGCCTGCTTATAACTAAGTTGCATGTGTAGGTCTAGTTCTTCTTGTGTCTCCGGTAACATTGAAGGGGGATTTTTAAACAAATCCATGCCAAAGTTTTCTTTAACAAAATCTTTCAACTCCTTCGACCTCATATCCTCCATTATAGCGTTCATGTACTCAGTACGTTTACTAACTCCAAATGGGTCTTGAGAATATGCTTTTATATCATAAGTTCTCTCAGCAATACCGTTAACAACAATATCCACGAACTTAGATATAATTGGTACAGGTTTCCAATCTAAATTAAGGTAAGACAAGTCACCATTTATAGATAATTCGTCTTTATACTTTTGAATTGATTGCTCTCCCCTAGCGTATAATCTAAGATTGTGAAAATCATTTCTACCGTTAGTATACCTACTCTGACTGTTCGTTTCGTCAAACCACTCCCCTTCTATAGCTTGAGCAACCTTAAGCCCATACTCGTAGCTTATCTTTTCTGCATCGCTAACTACTTGACTTGGAAAATTCCTCATATTATTCTTTAATTATTTTAGACATACCACCCGTATTTGAATACCTAGACATGTGTACATTTAATTTTGGTTTTTCTATCTTTGCGTTTGGCGCATATAGGTGTCTGTTGTTAGCCATTATTGCTAAACCAGAACTTATCGACGCATCGTGCTTTGTTCTTTTGTTTATATCGAACTTACTCCAATCATTCAATAGCTCATTGAAATATAAATCTCCAAACGTTCCATCTTGCTTCATTCCAACGTGATCTTGTATATACATTTCAATTGCCGCGGCGTGCGCTTGTTTAATATCTTCGCTTGAATTGGGTATTCCACCAACTTCTTTTTCTGCTACAGACAACTTGTTCCATATTTTATCAGGTCTGTTCATACTAAAACCTCTATATCCTCTTCGTCTTAAATAATATAATAGACGAGGTTTATTGTTCTCTGCTAATATTGGCATCCCGTAAAAAACTAAAGCCATTAAAACATCCTCAAAGAACATCTCTGCTGTTGGTGGCCTTGACAAGTATTCTAAAAAGAAACTGTTTGCCGGTGCGTCTTCCATGCTAAATCTGGTTAAGCCGTGTAAAGCTCCTTTAGATCCAACTCCATCTACTGTTCCTGATATATCGTAACTATCACAACCAAAAGCTCCCATGTGTTCATTACCAGGATATTTAATACCATTTTTAAGCACCACTTTGTTTTGTATTCCAGAAGGCGGAACCCAGCTCACTTTAAATCTTCCTTTTGGATCTGGGTAAAATATAACTTGAGAATCTTTGATTCCATTCACCCATTGAAAATTACCTCGAGTAATTCCTAGAGTCCTAGATAACTCCTCGTTGTAATCTATCTGCTCATATATCTTAACAAGATTAAAGATACTTCCTTTTGTCTCATCTCTAAATGCGTGTTCTGTTGTTCTTGGGAATTGTCTGTAAAATTCGTTTAGCCCGTCAGAATCATCTTTTAAACCATCTACTTCATTCTGCCAGTTATCTATTACACCTACATCTATTAGTTCACCGCTTGGGTCGAAGCGATCGACATCAGGAGTAGTGAAAACTGGAACTCCGTGCTCATCAATAAATCCTTCGTAGTTCCATTCCATTGGGATAAACAAAGAGTATAAACCAGAC